CGCAAGGGCGCTCAACCGTCCGTAATACTTTATGGCGCTAACAGTATTGATAAACTAATAACAGGAATTAATAACGCCGTTCCACTGGCCGTTAATGACTGGAAACTAATTCAAAAAATTATAAGCGGTTAACTATCAACGGCCCACTATCAGCGCCCCGCTATTCTCTACCAATGAAATACAACCTATGGTTGCGCTTCGCTAACCACGAACCGAGCGCCGTGTCAATGTGTCATAGTGTCGCAGTTTAAGGTGCGACGAATCGTCGCGCGTCAATATGTCGCACCATGCTCGTGACCTTTGGGCCCACCCACCCATAGGGGTCCCGACCCGCGACCATTTGTCACATTGACAGCGACCCCCCACCCCCTTTTTTACGGCTCGCGAACCGCTGGCCCACCCTTATCCCCTGTTTTAGACATGTACTTGCTAAAAATAGTAAATGAGACTAAACTAAGGGGGTACCCCTTAAAAAAGAAGTTTTGGTGCAAAACAGAGTCTTAAAAAAATTCTGCAAAAAATTATATGAAACAGGAAGACATTAATAAATTACCCCCTGACGTAAAAAAAGATTTTATGAAGTATGCTATTAAGTTAGCGGAAAAGAAAACCCAATCCGCGGCACACGATGACTTCTTAACTTTCACTAAACATGTATGGCCTGAATTTATAGAAGGCAAACATCACAAAATTATAGCGGAAAAATTTAACCGTCTGGCAAAAGGAGAAGTTAAACGGTTAATTATTAATATGCCACCGAGACATACTAAGTCAGAGTTTGCATCTAACTTACTTCCAGCATGGATGGTAGGACGTAAACCAGATTTAAAAATTATCCAAACAACCCACACCACAGAACTTGCCTTACGATTTGGTAGAAAAGCAAAGAACTTAATTGATAGTCCAGAGTATCAACAACTATTTAAAACAAGACTAAAAGAAGATTCGCAAGCCGCGGGTAAATGGGAAACAGAACAAGGCGGTGAATACTACGCAGCCGGCGTTGGATCTGCCATCACGGGCCGTGGTGCGGATTTACTTATTATTGATGATCCACACTCGGAGCAAGATGCGTTGAACGTGGATGCATTAGAGAAAGCTTACGAATGGTATACATCAGGACCACGTCAAAGATTACAACCCGGTGGAGCAATCGTTGTGGTAATGACAAGATGGAGTATGAAAGATTTAACCGGAGCGTTGTTAAAATCACAAAAAGAATTAAAAGCAGACCAATGGGAAGTAGTAGAGTTTCCAGCAATACTACCTTCTGGTAAACCTGTATGGCCAGGGTATTGGAAACTAGCTGAATTAGAATCTGTTAAGGCATCTCTATCAGTTGGTAAGTGGAGTGCACAATGGATGCAAAATCCTACCTCAGCAGAAGGCTCTATTATAAAAAGAGAGTGGTGGAAAATTTGGGATAAGAATTATATACCTCCCTTACAACATATTATTCAAAGCTATGATACTGCATTCTTAAAAAAAGAAACTGCAGATTACTCTGCCATTACAACATGGGGTGTTTTCTACCCTAACGCAGATAGTCCAGCTAACTTACTATTGCTCGATGCAGTCAAGGAAAGACTAGAATTTCCAGAACTACGTAAGAAAGCCTATGAACAATTTAAGTATTGGAATCCTGAGACCGTTATTGTAGAAGCCAAAGCATCTGGACTTCCCTTAACTTATGAGTTGCGAAAGATGGGGATACCTGTTATAAATTTCACTCCTAGTAGAGGTAATGATAAACATGCTAGGGTTAACTCCGTTGCACCACTTTTTGAGAGTGGTATAATATGGGCACCTGAAGATAAATTTGCAGAAGAAGTAATCGAAGAATGTGCTGCATTTCCATATGGAGATAATGACGATTTAGTAGATAGTACAACCCAAGCTGTTATGAGATTTAGACAGGGAGGATTTATAGGACACCCAGAAGATGAAAAACAACAAGAACAATTTAAACAAACTCATCCAGAATATTATTAGATGGTAATGGCACCCGCACTACTTATTCCTTTTGCAGAAGCAGCTGGACTTACTGTTGCAGGTCTTGGTGCTATTGAGATTGGCAAAAAAGTTAAAGACTTTGTTGATAACAATCCAGAAAAAAGTAATAAAATTCTAACTTCAATTAAAGAATCCGCTTTAATGACATTACCAGGTAGCATGGGACTTAATACTTTATTTAAAAAGAAAGCAAAACCTGTTGAAGAAGAAGTTAAAGAAACAGAAAAGGTTAATATAGGTAGTGGAGTAGAAGAAAAAATTAAAGAAATTTTAGTTGGAGAAGGTGTGGATTTAGGAGAAATTGATTTAGAAGAACTTTCAAAAGATTTACAAGCTAAAGTTATGTCAGGTATTGCAAAGTCTTCTACTGACAAACAAAAAGATATGAAAGAAGCTTCTGCTATTATAGGATTGAGTGGCCCAGCTAAAGAAACAAAAAAAATGGCTGATGAAGTAGATAATAGATATGATGGTGGTCTAGAAGAAGTAGGTAAAGCTAAAGGTTATGACTATAGAGATTTTATACCTTTTAGAAAAAAATATTATTTAGGTGGACTAACAACACAAGGCCAAAGACTTTCTGATTCAATGTCAAGTTATGGTTTTAATGAAATGGAAATTGCACAAGCTTTAGATGAACAACAACTTTATCCTGAATCAATGACATTAGGTTTACAACAAGAAGCTGTAGTACCTCCGAGAGTACAACCTATACTTCCAATTAATCAAGGAGGTGATACTCAACCTACTCCTCCAAGTTCTCCAAGTTATGGTTATGCACCTAGTAAAGATTTATCAATTCAAGATATTGGTGAGGGAACTATTACAGAGGAAGAAGAAAAGTTTTATCAAAAAGGACAATTAAAATCAGGTTTAAAAAGTTTAGGAAGTTTACTTGGTTTTGCATCAAATCCTTTATTTTTTTTAGCTAAAAAAGGATACAACATGTATCAAGATAATGTACAAAAAGGAATTAACGAAACAAATAGATTAGAAAAAGAAAAATTGCAAAGACAGTTAGCAGAACAGGAAGCAATTAAAGAAGCTGCAAGACTACAACAAATTAGAGACTACGGAAACTATGGTGAATCTGGAGGTTCTTATTCTGGTCGTGGAGATGAAGGAGCAACAACAGCTAATTTTAGTGGAGATTTTGCAACAGATTCTTTAAGTTATGATCTTAAAGACGGTGGCCTCGCTACAATGTTCGTGAGGAGAGGATAATGGATATTAAATATAATGAAATAAAAGGATGCTTTGCAGATACTAAAACAGATGAATGTGTAACTCAAGCAGAACTATTACAATGGGCAGCAGAAAACCCTATGCCTATTGAAGAACCTAAAAAGTCAAACCCAGCTTTAATGAATGAGGTTATTGAAAGTTTGACAGTTAAAGAAACACCTGATAGTACAGAGATAGAAGAAGGTGTTGAAACAATTACAGAGAGAGGATAGAATACCCCATGGCTGAAATAGATAAATCTTTATCGGATACTAAAACTACTGTTGCACTTCCAGGTGAAGTTGAAATAGAAGAAGTAGTAAAAGAAAAAATTGAAGAAGTTCAAACAGATGGTGGTCCAGTAGAAATTGAAATGACTGAAGAAGGTGGGGCAGAAGTTTCTTTTGATCCCAAAGCAGCATCACCAGAAGGTGGTGAAGATCATTTTGAAAACCTTGCAGAATTTTTAGAAGATGACATTATAGATCCATTAGGACTTAAACTTATAGATTCATATAATGAATACAAAGAATCTAGAGCTGATTGGGAAGATTGCTATAGAGAAGGTTTAGATTTATTAGGTTTTAAATATCAAAGAAGAACACAACCCTTTAAAGGTGCATCAGGTGTTAATCACCCTGTACTTGCTGAAGCGGTTACACAATTTCAAGCACAAGCTTACAAAGAATTATTACCAGCAGATGGTCCAGTACGTACACAAATTTTAGGAGACATAACAAATTTAAAAGAAGATCAAGCAACTAGAGTTAAAGACTTCATGAATTATCAGATTATGGATCAAATGAAAGAGTATGAACCAGAGTTTGATCAAATGCTTTTCTATTTACCCCTAAGCGGTTCTACATTTAAGAAAGTCTATTACGACGATCTTTTAGGTAGAGCCGTTTCCAAATTTGTACCTGCTGAAGATTTAGTAGTACCCTACTCTGCAACTTCTTTAGATGATGCAGAATCAATTATTCATGTTGTTAAAATTTCTGAAAATGAATTACGTAAACAACAAGTATCAGGATTTTATAGAGATATAGAACTAGGAACTCCCCCTGTTACAGAAAATCAATTAGAAAATAAAAAATTAGAACTAGAGGGAATTACTAAAGATGGTCAGGAAGATCAATATACAATTTATGAAATGCATACTGATTTAGATTTAGAAGGTTATGAAGATGTTGATGCAGAAGGAGAACCAACTGGAATTAAATTACCTTATATTATAACTGTAGCTGAAGTTAATTCAAAAATTTTATCTATTAGAAGAAACTATGGAGCAGAAGATCCATTAAAGAAAAAGAAAAACTACTTTGTACAATTTAAATTTTTACCAGGAACTGGTTTTTATGGTTTTGGTTTAATTCATATGATTGGTGGTTTAACAAGAACTGCCACAGCAGCTTTAAGACAATTATTAGATGCAGGAACTTTAGCTAACTTACCTGCTGGATTTAAATCTAGAGGAGTTAGAATTAGAGATGATGCCCAACCATTACAACCTGGAGAATTTAGAGATGTTGATTCTCCAACAGGAGCAATCTCAGATCAGTTTATGCAATTACCATTTAAAGGACCTAATCAAACTTTATTACAATTGATGGGTATATGCGTTCAAGCGGGTCAACGCTTCGCGTCCATCGCAGACTCACAAGTGGGTGACATGAACCAAGCCGCTGCCGTCGGTACGACAGTAGCATTATTGGAGCGTGGATCGAGAGTAATGTCAGCTATACACAAAAGATTATACGTAGGTTTAAAAGAAGAGTTTAAATTATTAGCTCAAGTATTTAAAACTTATTTACCACCTGTTTATCCTTATGATGTACCCGGTGCATCTAGAGAAGTTAAAGTTCAAGACTTTGATGACAAAGTAGATATTTTACCAGTAGCAGATCCAAACATATTTTCTCAAACACAAAGAATATCAATGGCTCAAACTCAGTTACAATTAGCTCAGTCTAATCCAAAAATTCATAATTTATACCAAGCTTATAGATCTATGTATGATGCAATTGGTGTTAAAAATGTAAATGCTATTTTACCACCACCAATGAAACCAGCTCCTTTAGATCCAAGTCTAGAACATATTTTATCTATCTCAGCAAAACCTTTTCAAGCTTTTCCAGGTCAAGATCATAAAGCACATATTGATGCACACTTAAACTTTATGAGATTAAACATGGTACAAAATAATCCAGCAGCTATGGCATCATTACAAAAAAATATTTTAGAACACATTTCTTTAATGGCACAAGAACAAATTCAATTAGAGTTTGTAAAAGAAATGCAAGAAATAAAAACTATTCAAATGCAAATGCAACAACTTAATGCACAAAATCCTGCTATGGCACAGAACATGGAACAAAATCCACAAGTAATGCAAGCACAACAACGTGTACAACAAATTACAATGATGATTGAATCTAGAAAAGCTATTCTTATTGCAGAGATGACTATGGACTTTGCTAAAGAAGAAGAAAAAATTATGGGTGAATACGGTGGAGATCCTTTATTAAGACTAAAAGGCAGAGAAATGGATCTTAAAGCTCAAGAAAATCAAAGAAAAGAAGAAGAAGGTCAACAAAGAATTGATCTTGACAAGATGAAAGCTATGATGAATGACCAACAACACGAAGAAAACCTAGAACAAGAAGAAGAATTGGCTGGATTACGTGCAAGTGTTTCATTAGCTAAACAACAAATGTCTGATGATAGCAAAATTCACGATTTTGGTAGAAATTTCGGAAAAAAATAGATATAATAATTAACAAGGAGAAAATTATGGATAAAGATTGGCAAAAAGGCTCAGGCTACGTTAAAGAACCTAAAATTACAAAAGAATTAGGTGTTGGCAAAGATGGATACCAAACAGGCGGTGTTACTATCGAAGCTACAAACCCTAACGAATCTCAAATAGTTACTGTTAGAGGTACAAAACGTATGAGAGCTGATAAAAAACCTGTTAAAGCAACTTGGTATTAGTTCATGTGGTTCTCGGCAATTAAATTAGCCGTTTCCGCAGGTTCGCATATTTACAAAAAGAAACAGGAAACAAAAATGATGATGGCAGACGCTGCAGCTAAAACTGCACAGCGTATGGCTAGCGGTGAATTAGAATATTCAGG